TAGTTTAATCTTTGCTGTCATGGTTAACTAGGCTCAGTAGGAAAGGTAACAGAACTCATATCTAAATTACCATCAGAATCAAGAGTTGGGGTGCTACTAGCTGGTAAATCACGCAAACTTTGACGATAGGTTTTCCAAGCATCTGTAAGTGTTAAATCAGAACTAGCTCTCCAATCTGTCGTTGCTAATAATTTATCTCGTTCTACTCTTAATAATCTCATTGGTTCTGCGTTAGTTAATCTTGTTACCTCTGCATCTATTGCAGACTCTGTTGGGACTGTATCGCTACCTTTATAATTAAGACCTGAATATTCTCTCCCAATCCAAACAAACTCTTTATTAGGTTTTAAGCTTTGTAAAGCATCTACTTTTTTATATATCATGCTGCTATCTCCATTAAAGTGATATGTGATGGTGTATCTTCTTCCTGACCTATAACTTTTCCATTATCGGATGTTGTACCTGACGCTGCCTGTACTCTGTAAGTAACTGAAGAGGTTGTGCTTGGAGAATCTTCAATATTTACACAAGCGTTCATTCTTGAAAATAATCCTTGACCAAAAGCATTTAATTGAATACCTAAAGTTGATGGGCTATTATTTGCTTCGTAAATACTTACATCACTACCTCCGCTAACAAGTCTTACAACTTTCATTCCACCACCTGCCGAAGTATTACTTCTAGAAAATTGTAGATTTTGTGAAACTATAATTAAAATTTTATTAGAACTATTGGAAGGTGTTATTGAAGCTGTCAATCCTGTATCTGTAAAAGAGGTAGAAGCAATAGTTGTTTCAGTTGAAAAAGAAGCGTGAACAACCTGAATAATATGTTTACTTGCACTTACACCACTATTAGTGATTGACATTCTTTCAACACCACCAGTAGCAAACTTGATAGTGTCAGCAGAGGGAAATGTTATACCTGTATTACTATCCGTTCCAGTTACCGCAGGGGCGGCAACACTTCCATCAACCCCAGAAATACCAGTAGTGCCGTTAATAGATAAAGCCATTATGGAATAGTTACGACTGAAGGACTATTTATTGTTAGTGTAGCATTAATTGTTAGGGGACCTGCAACCAAAGCGTTATGATTTGCAGTTATTGTGTAATCATTATCCATAGCAACTTCACTCTCAAAGAATATAGATTCTCCACCACCACCCTGCGCCCCTGCTGTTATACCAGTAAGGTTTGATCCATCAATAGCAGGTAAAGTGCCTGTGATATTAGCAGCAGGTATATTAGTTAGATTTGTAGCTGAGATCGCTGGTAAAGTACCTGTAATGTTGGCTGCTGGTATTGCTGTTAAGTTAGCTGCTGATCCATATAAATCATCTGCATATATATTTCTCCATCTAACAGCATTAGTCCCAAGATCATGTGTGCTATCAGCCGCAGGTACGATAACACCAGTAAAGGTCATACCTGTTGAGGTTGTTGCCAGCCTTTGTGCCATAGAGGTGCTACCACCTGCGTTTGCTGTTACATAATTTAGATGTACAAAACCATGTTGACTTGCACCGAGAGCAGAGGTTTGAAATCTTGCAACTTCATGTGTAAGACTATCAGAAGAAGCTATAGTGACTTTTTTTCCTTGACTACTAAGCCATATATCTGCACCAGTACTGTTTCCAATTTTTGCAGAAAACTGTTGAACATAGCCAGTTAAACCACTTTGGACAGCAGTTGTAGCTGCTGTTTTAGTTGAAACATTAAGAAAACCAATATTGATACTGACGTTTTTCCCAATGTTGAAAGTATTTAAACTTTTATCATATTTAGTTCTATCGTCATCAGTTACAGAACCACTACTGTCAGTATCAGTTCCTTCAAAAATAAGATCGCCAGCAGAATTTCCGTTAGCGTCAGCACCAGTATGTTCAGTAAGAGTTGTTAAGTTGGCTGCACTATCCCAACTGGTAACACCACTACCATCAGTTTTTAAGAACTGACCTGCATCACCATCATTATTAGGAAGGGTAAGTGTATAATCAGCAGCAGCACTATGAGGTGGTCCTTTTATAATTACACCATGACTGTTTTGTTCACAGTTAAGTTTTATCTGTCCAGAACCTCTATTAGCATTACCTTTAGCAACGACTTTACCTGTACCGTTAGGATCTAAATCAATATCACCATTAGATGTAGTAACAATATCTTGTCCGTTAATATCTAAATCACCACCTAGCTGTGGGGTAGTATCTTCAACAAGATTACTCATACCACTACCTGCTGGTACTGTTGCCCACTTAACACCTGTAGCTTCATTGCTATCTGCAACTAAGACATAGTTGTTTGTACCAACACCAAGTACTGAAGGATCACCAGAACCATCTCCCACTAAGATTTGACCTTTTGTACTTAAGTCAGTATTCATTACTGCACCAGCAGCATCTACGTTAGTTGCATCTGTAACATCAGCACTAGCTTCAATACCAGCTAGTTTACTTTTTTCAGTATCAGTAAAAGCATTTGTATTAGATTCTGCTTCATATGCACTTTTTATTTCTGCACCTGTTTGATCTTGTGTTGCACCAGATTCAATCCCATTTAATTTTGAATGGTCTGCATCTGTAAAAACATTACTGTCTGTTGCATTGCCAACAAGTGTTTTAATCTCAGCAGCAGTTTGATCTGCGGTAGCACTAGCTTCAATACCATCTAACTTACTGTGGTCTGCATCTGTAAAAACATTACTGTCTGTTGCATTTCCAACAAGTGTTCTTATTTCTGCTGCCGTTTGGTCTGCTGTTGCTCCACTTTCAATACCATCTAATTTTGTACCATCAGTTGATACATCTCTACCATCAACAGTTCCAGAGGTGACAATATTTTGACTACCAAAGTTAGGTGATATTTTAGTTCCATCTATAGCTGCACTTGCATTTACATCAGCATTAACAATAGTATTGTTAGTAATCATTGTTGATGTAACTGTTTCTGTATCACCTGTAGTTACGACTGTACCTGTAATATCAGGTAACGTAATTGTTCTATCATCAGTAGGATCTGTTATCGCTAGTGTGGTTTCATTATTATCATTAGTTGCACCTTCAAAAACTAAATTGCCTGTAATTGTTTGTGAGCCATCTCTTTTTACATAGTCATTAATTATTTCTTGTTGAGCAAATAATACTTGATTACCATTATTATCTAAATCAATTTCAGTTAAAACACTACCATCTGTAAAATCTACTTTTGCAGCACTTATGTTTGTATCTCTATTAAATATAATATTACCTGTAACATTAGGAGGTGTATTACCAGCAGTAAACTGTACTTCAGAACCAACAATATTGTAATGAGTTCCTAGTGTTTTAAGAACACCACCAACAGTAACTTTTACTTCAGAGTTAGCTAAGAATGGAAATGATATAGCAAAGTTGTTTTGACTACCTGTGCCATTATGAGTTTGTGTAGTCGTAGAGGTATTGGTAGCCATAATTAAAAGAATCCTAGATTTAATTCACTCATTTGATTTTTTAATTTTTCATAATAATCCATTTTTAGATCATCTTTTGCTTTAATTCTATCAGCAAAACCTTCCTTGCCCATATACTTATTAGTATATTCAATAATGCCTTTTGTAATAAAACGATTATTAATTCTATTCATTTTTGTAAATATAAATTCTGCTGACGTTTTTCCTTCCCTTGATTTTAAACCATATTGTTCAATCATAGCTTCGTGATATTTAAAAAATTTACCATCTATAAAATCATTAATAGCATCATTTAACTTTAAATTTTTTCCAGCTTTTTTAATAGTTGTTGTATTAACAATTCGTTTAAGATTTGAATATTCAGTTTTATCTAATTTTTTTGGTACAAAATTTTTACTACCAACACCTTTAAATTTTGATCCTCTTATAACTTCTGGTGGTTCTGGTAATAATTTTCCTATTAACTTTGTAGCCATATAATACTTATGATTTTTACTAGAACTATGTCTGCCATTTGATATTAAATCAAGACCATCTTTTTGAGGATAAGTTATAATTTCACCTGTAACGTGTTCTACTTGTGCTGGTAATAATCCACCAACATTATTAGGTACATACTCTTTTGCTTTGCTAAGAATATTATCTAATGCTTGGTATGCAGTTTCAGCCCTATTAAAGTCTTCATCACTGAAATCAAAACTACCATCTTCAAGAGTTGGCTCGTAAGCTGTATCACCTGCTCTTGTTTTTGTATCAGGTTTCATAAACCATTTAAGTTGACTATAATCACCTTTTGATTCTGCTAATTGTCTTGCTTCTTCTTCAGTAAAACCTAGTTCCGTTAAAATGTCTGCTGGCATCCTATGTAATCTACTTAAAAAACTTGAATATGGTATTGATCTACCTGCACCTTGTCTTCCAATATAATCTAAGATTTTTTTCTTTCTATAATCCACACCATCTTCGGGATCTTCATTTCTTCCAATCGTAGGTACTGCTGAAAACAAATTAATTGTTTCATTGATTTGTTGCGTATAACTTCTGTTAAATACGTTTCTCCCAATAGTTGCAGTAAAACCAGTACAAAAATCTCCATATTCTTTATCTTTAACAAAAGGACCGCACTCAGCAAAATCAGCAAAAATTCTTACAAAAGAAAGTATTGGATCAGGTAAATTTTCATAAGTTTTATATGTATAAACTGGTTCTCCATTTTTATACATTGGTTCTCCATCTTCGTCATAATTTAAAAAATATCTACTATAAGGTCGCCAACCATCTTTATACATTGAAATCCACATAGCAGCCCCTTCTTTTGTCATAAAATTAGGACCACCGCCTGTTATACCAAACTTCTTTGGTTCACTATCTAAATCATAGTCAGGAAACAAATGATCTTTAAATGTAGCACCTGCAAGAATCATTCCAAAAGCATATCCCATTCTTATCTGACCTATTGCATTTGCTCTTATTAAAGGATCAGGACTTATTAAATCTGCTTTCATTTCTGGTAAAAAGAAAGCATTTAAAGGATTTATGTTTTGATATTGACCACCAAAGAAAGGAACTTGATTTGGTAATCTACGAACTACAGGAGTATTTATAACAGGTGTATATCTCATAACTTCTTTAATTATATTTGTAGGAGTTCTGGTAAACGTAAAGAAAAATCGAGCTACAGGATTTTGTACTGCTAAGTTATTAACCCAAGAAGCCCCTTTGCCAAAATAATCTTCTGTTCTTATATCTTGAGTAAAAGTAATTTGTTTACCAAATTCTTTTGATTGCATTAATATTCTTTGCGTTACTGGATCAGGAGTAAAAACTTGTTGACCATCTACTGTTTCTATTCTTCCTACATCACCTTTTGAATTTTTTAAAAAATAACTAATAATACCATCAACATGACCTTTAATATATTTGTTTAATTCATCTCCTGATTTACCTAATTTAGCACCTTCTATAGTAGCTTCATACGTTGCTGCTGCTAAAATATTTGGTGCTTGCACCAAAGCATCTGTAGCTGTCATTAAACGACTAGGTAATCTTATAAACTTTCCAAATTCGTTATAAGCTTTTAAAGGGAAAAAACTACTGTCAGAAGAAATCATATATCTTTGACTTGTTTCTCCTTTAATATTTCCTAAGTTAATAAAATTATCTTCCATATCCCAAGATCTTTTCCATGATTGCAAAGCAAAATCAAAGTTTTGAAATAGTGCAAATAAATGTTTTTTGGCTGCTGTAAGTTCTACGTTATTAGAAGAAGCACTAAAATTATTAAAAGCTTTTAAAAATGTTTGTGCAATACCAGAATATAAATTAATTTTTTGTGTAGTAGGACTTGAAAGTAAAGCGTTAATACCAATTTCATTGTATGTTCTAGCAACTTTATCAACAAACTTACCAACTTGTATTGCATCTGTATTTTTTATAGCAACCATTTTTTCTACACTACCTGCTGCACCATCTAAATCAGTTGTTAATTTAACTAATTCAGAATAATCATCTGTCTCTGTTGCTTGTTTTAATGCATCTTTTAAATCAGTTCTAAGTTTTTCATTTTGTAAAAGACTTTGATTAATGTCCATTTCTATGTCAGGTTGTTTTGCTGTCAAAGCTGACCTTTCTGCTGGTGTAAGATTCATTACTTCATCAACAGTTTTACCTTCAATACCAGACTCAGGTTTCATTCCAAAAGATTTTAATGTTCTAGCAGTTTGTGTTCTAAGTGGTATGCCAAGTTTTAACCATTCCTCTACACCTAATAATGATTCTGTTAGATCATCTATAGATTGATCTATCAATCCTGTATCTTTTGTCTTTATTGCTTGTATTAATTTTTTATTTACATTAGCTACGTCTTCTGTTTGTAATGTAATTGTTTGAGCTATTGCATAGTTTAAAGAATCACTAGGAACTAAGTTGTATAATTTTGAATATGCTTGACCATATTCTTTAATAAACTTTGTATTTTGTAATCTTATAACTCCGTCATCAAACATACCTAAACCTTCTAATTTAGTTTGTTGTTGACTTTTTGAACCAGTAAAAACATCAGCATCTTTTAAGACTTTTACCATTTCTTGTATAGTTTTTTGTTGTTTTGGTTTTAAACTTTTTATAAAAGAAATTTGTTGTGGATTCTTAGAGACATCTCCTAAATCTTGTTTTGTTTTGTCTAATTTATTTAAGGAAGTTTTTACTCCACCTGCATATTTAGCATCTGCTGGTACTTCAATAATTAAACCTTTTGTATTATTAGGAGATGCAGTAGCACTTCCAGTTTTTTCAATAACAATATCTTTAATTTTTTTATGTATATTTGCACCATGAAGTCTTATTTCTTTTTCTGTAAACCCCTGAGATATAAATGCTTGTAACATTTGTTGTTCTTTCTGTGGTGGATTTTTTTTACCAAGTCTTAAAGACCAAGCAAGTTTATCAAGATCAGATTCAAAAACAATAGATGCACTACCATAATTAGGTTTTGTTCTTTTAAATTGATTTGGCATTACAAAAGTTCTTGTAACAGTTTGTTTTTGTTGTTCTATATTTAATCCTTTACTTTCTAAATCTGTTTGTTGTTTTTTCCCTACTTGATCTAAATTATTTACAGCTTCTTCAACAATTTTTTTATCTTTTTTAGTTAAAATTTTATCTGCTTCTATTGGTGTTTTGCCTTTAATTTTCTTAAATACACTACCTAATCCATCTACAGAACCTTTAAAACCAGCACCAAAAGTACCACCAAATCCTAGACTTAATAAATATTCATCACGACTTACATCATCACCTAATAAATCCCTAACAAAAGTTTCTCCTACACCAAAACCAGCACCATAAACTCCACTTTTTGCAATACCTTTTATGCCTTTAGCAGTTACACCTGCTGGAACTATTTGAGCTAATCCAGCAGCTATAGCTTCTGCTTGACTAATTTCTTTTACTCCTCTTAATTTTTGTGCTTGTATATTTGTGTAATAACCAACAGCAAATTGACCTCCACCATAAGCAGCAATACCAAGAGGTCCAGCAGCTAGTAAAGGTGCAAAAGCTAAATCTGCACCAATACCTACACCAATTTCAAGACCAAGACCTTTAGCTAATCCTTTTAAATTTTGTTTTTGATCTGTTTGCTCTGTTAAGTCAGTAAATATTTTTCTAGTTTTATTAAATTCTTCACTACTAAAATCTATTGCATCAGTTTCATTTAAGTAAAAATTATTAATAGTTTCATCTTCATTATATACAGTATCAAAATCTATTAAACTTTGATCGTCTTCAAATATGTTTTTACGTTTATATTGATTATTGACAACAGGTGGTTCTTCCATGTTATCTAACTGGTTAGAAATCGCTGAATCTGTCATCTTTAAAATAATGGAGGATTACGTTTTGCATCTCTGATTATTTGCATAATCTTTTTAGCATAATCAGGATCAGTTGCATAAACATTTGCTTGTAGCAACTTAGCTGCTTTTTCAGCAGTATCTACATTAACAGTACCTTTTCTTCCCATAAAGTCATCATTCCATTCTTTTTTATATTGACTCATCATATCTTCTAAAGTATTAAAGTTTTTAAAATTATCTTTTATAGAAACAACTTCACCATTTTCATTCTCCGTAGTATTTTGTAAAGTTGATTCACCTCTATTGGTTTCATCTTGAGTAGCTTTTAAACCTAAATAATTATTTGTAGCAGAAGGTGTTGCACCACCACTTGTTTCTAACATTACTTGTGCTGCTGTTATTTCTGGAAACTTATGCCCTGCATCTTTAGCTAGTTTGTAAAAAACAGGAAAGTTAGCTTCGAATCTTTTTACACCACTTGGTTCTTCTGTACCTACTATTTTTATTTCTTCTTTTTGTTCTTCATCAATAGGAGCCATAGCAAGTAAACTGCCATCTGTAGCTCCTAAAGAATTAACTACATCACTAACTATTCTTTGTCCATTTTCAACTATATTATCTGATAATTTTTTATTAAAATCTAAAAACGAATCATTAGTTTGTGGAATATTATTAATGTTTTCATTTACTGAATTATTTTTTTTAAGTTCAAATTCGCCTGTATTTCTATTTCTTTCATACATATCTTCTCTCATACCTTCTATGTCATTTTCTGGATTATTAAACGTATATGTTTCTTTAACTATTTCTACTAATTGACCCTTGTAAAAACTTTTTAAATCATTAACTATTTGTCTTTTTTGTTTTTCATCTATAGCTATATCAGTTATTACATCATTTATTTGCTGCTTAAAAAATCCATCTAAATCATATTTACGTTGTGCTTGTACATTCGTCATTTCCATTGTTCCTGTAAGTGGATTTTGAAATGAAGAAACAACTTTATCTCCATATTTAATAAGTGCTTTGATTTCTGGGTATTGATCTATAACGCTTTTGCCTGATTGGTTTTTTACTAAATCATCTAACTCTTTATATTTTGTTTGATCCTCTTTTGTGGCAGACGTTCCAAGTGCTGACATAAAGTTTATTAAATCTTGTCTTGCTCCAATCTTATTATTTTCATATTCTCCATTAACCCAATCATTTCTAAAGTTTTGCCACCAGCCATCTACATTAAAATTTCTTAGAGAAACTTCTTTATTTATAAATTCTAATCTACCTTTGTAATCATTTTGAATACCATTTATTATTTCTGCGTTTTTTCTAATTACATTTAAATCTACACTTTCAAAATTTAATTCATCTAATCTGTTGTCAATATCTGCTAGTTCTGCTTGCTCTGCAAAATCTTTTTCTTGTTTATTTGCATCATTTACATCTTTATATAAATCTTTTTTTAAATTCAAAATCTCATTAGTTATATAGCTTTTCAAATCTTTTTGTACTTTTGTACCTTTTTTGTTTATAGAACTTGGACCAACTTTAACAAAACCAACAAAATCAATAAAATCTTCTATTTCATTCATAGCTTCATTCATATTTAAATTTTGTTGTTTATAGTCATTAAAAATTTTATAAGAACTTGTTTTTAAAATATTAAACATATTTGAAGGAGAAACAGAAGAAGTTAAACCAAGCCTTGCCATATAATCTGTATTTTCTTGCATTTCATTTAAAGCATAATTTTCACCATCAATAAAACCATTATTATCAATAATATTAAGTCCAATATTTTTATCGTAATAATCTATGCTTTTCCAACTACTTAATAATGAGTCAGCAAAACCTATGTTCATTTGGTTAATTTTTGCATCTGCTGAACTGCTTATTTGATTGTCAAATACTTTTCTTAATGCAGCGTTTTGTTTTGGTAAAAAGTATCTATTTAAAATTTCTGGTCTTATTCCTTTTGTATTTAATAATGATGTTCTATTAAACTCTGATAGTGCATTATCAAAAGCAGCAGAGTTTACATCATAAGAAGCTAAAGATGTATTTATAGTTGTTCCGTCTGGTAATTCTTGAGGTATAACAAAACTTTTAAAAAACTTTTCAGTATTACCTTCAGCAGCATTACCCAAGTTAATTGCTAATTGTCTTTCTACTCCTATTCTAAAAAATTTATTGTTACCTAAGAAATCTTTTTTAGCTCTTTCGCCATCTTTATCGTTAATTGCTTTTAAAGCTTTTTTCAATGTTTCATCATCTGCTTCTAAAATATAGGTTTGACCTTCTGCTATTTTTCTTTCGTTTGTTTGTTTTGCTTTTTGTACTATAAAATTTTGCAATACAGGATTTATGTCTGCCAAAGTTTCAGCAAGATCCATCATGCTACTTTTTTGAACAACACTAACTGGTGCAACAAAAGTATCTACTGGTCTTCTAAAACTTTGACCTGATGTACTAAGAAAACTGTTTGACATTATTTAATAGCTCCTGTTGAAATACCAGCACTAAGACCACTTCCAGCAGCATTTAATAAGATTGATCCTAGTGAAGGTATTTGGTTATAAGCATTAATAGTATTACTTCTATATCTATTTCTAATACCTTGATATTCTGCTTCAGTTCCTTTTACATCAAATAAATATTGTCTGTCCATAGAATCAATACTTTGTCTTATTTTTTCATTATAGTTTGCACCTTGTCTTGCTTGATCCATTACTAATAAATTTGTGGTATTGCCAACTTGTCCTGATGCTAATAAAGCTTTAGTTGCTCTTAATGTATCTATTCTTTTAGCAAATTGATCTTGTCTAGCAGCTACAGTCTTTTCTTGTTTACCTTCAGATAAAGCTAATTGTTTATTTCTTTTTGAATCTTCTGCTGATTTAACTCCTTGTTTTTCTATTTCAGCCGTATCTGCTGCTGCTTTACTTGCAGCACTACGCATAGCAAGCCCTTGAAATAAAGAAAGACCAACAGAAGCAACAATGGCACACATTTAGGCAATCCTCAAAAATTCATAAAATGGTTTTTCATGTTGTCCATATTTTTCGTGATAGTTTATAAACACAAAACCAAGAGCTTCTAACCACTTTATAGCAGAATGATTCTCTGCATATACAAAATTATATAGGACTTTATAAGATTTCAACAAACTATCTACCCATTCCCGACCTTTTCTTATAAGTTGTATTTTATATTTTTTATTAGAAAACAATTCATCTGTACAAATCATAAAGATACAACCATCTTTTCCGACTCCACATAATCCCATAGGTTGATCTTCGTCACCAGCTATTGTTAAAACTCTTTCACCAAACAAATAAGACAAGCGTAAAGATTCTTCTGGGTCTTTACCTGTTTGATATAAACCTTCTAACCTATCCATTTGTCTCATGTTTTGGCATACATAATTAAGATCTGATAATTTTGATTTTCTTAAATATCCCATTACATTCTTCTACTCCTCATATGAAATACTCCTTCATATTCTGCACTAGCTAATAAGGTAGGTAAGAACGTATTGTTTTTTACATCTATACTTACTCTGTCTGATTTACTCATAATAGGAACTTTAAACGTACCTGTATCTAAATTGATCTGACCAAGAGAAGCAGAAGCAGCACCAAGCAAACGACCAGTAAATTTATGTAGAGATGTGTCTCTATTCTCAGGTGTTACTTCTACTTGGAAGAAACCAGAATCTTCATATTTGATATAAAAATGATGTATTTGTAATCGACCACTTATAAGTTCAGTAGCACCTCCTCCTCCTTGAGTTAATCTCTGTTGACTAAATCTATAGTGCATTTCATAAGGTTCACCAATAATAAATTTACTATTTCTAAAGTCTCCTGTTGCTGTAATCGTAGAAGTAGAACCATTAGTTGCGTTACTTGTTGTAATTACTTGCCCTGATACAAGAGTTTTTGTATTGCCTTGAGCATCTACAAATGTACTTGTCTCTCCATCAGCTAGATACCTGCCAACAATATTCATATTAGCTCTTAGTCTATAAGGAACTGTAAATGTAGATACACCGCTAGTAGAGTTGTAAGCAATAGATACACCGCTAGTTGCTTCAGTTAATTTATGATCTAGATGATATTCAAAGTCTGCATTAGGTTCTCTGAAGTTCGTTTCAAATGGTATCTTTTCTAAGGTCACACCATTAGCTTCTTCTATAACCATTATTAAATCAGTACCAATAAAATCAACATTTAAAATAGACCTATTACTGTTTAATGTATATGTAAACCAAGCATTTAAAGCTTTACTAAATCCATCTCCATATAACCATCTATTTACATATAGTTTGTTTGGATTCTCTGTGCCAAGCAAAACAAGAATGTCTTGGTTGTTTGATACTGCCATTTTAAAAATGCCACTTGGTATCAGTCTTGGTACATGAATAGTTGTGTTTGCTGCATCTTGGATCTGTTGATTACCTGCAATAATATATTCTCTTATACCAGCAAAAGATCCTTTCTTCGTTAAGAAATAAATAGAAGAACCAGAACCTACAGGTTGTGCTGCTGCGTTACTTTCAAACTCAGTTTGTACAAGTACGTTAGCTGTTGAAGGTGTAAGGTTGTCCGCTGAACTTGATAATACAAATTGCGTTTGTTCAGAAAATAATATAAGTTTTTCTCCCATAGTTACTGCGTGTTTTAAGATCGCAACTTTAGTATGAGAAGCAGCTACATCTATGGGTTCAGTATCTAAAACTGATATAACTGTTTCAGAAAAGAAGTTAAAGAACTCTGATACTGTCGAAAGTATTACATTATCTGCTGCTAAAAACCCAAGTCTATTTCTAAAGAAGAATACGTTATTAATTTTATTACCAATAAAAGAAGGGTTAGGTGAAGAAACTAAATCACCAACAATACGTTCACCCCATTTAGGTAATGTAAAAGTAGTACCAGATAATGTATAAGTATCACCATCTACTTTTGCAAATCTAAAATTACCATCTGCCTGTCTTATTAAAACATGGGGCATGGTTGCATAATCAAATTTAAAAGGTATGCCAGCTTCTACTGTTTCTTGCCATTGTCCTTCTTCTAAAGCATTACCATTGTTAGTTGTAAATTTAACGTAGTAGTTATCAAAGTTTGTACCCTCATCACCTGTAATCTCTACTACATATCCATTAGGTGACACATTTGGTAGATCAGTAAATTGCTGTACTGAATTTTTTATTACTGTCATCTTGGTATTACCTTGAGTATCAGTACCATCTATAGAAAAATCACTACCATCAGTTTTCTTTATATGAATTACAGGACCATTTCTAGCAATAGTAAAACCTGTAAGACCAGAATTTAATCCAGCAGCAAGATCTGAAGCTACAGTATCAGTTGAAAGAGGATCATTGCCATCTGTATTATCGGTAACTGTCACTCCATCTACAGTCACAGAGTAAGTTGTTTTAGCTGTTGCCTGAGTTATAAAGACTATCGCTTGAGTTATATTATTAGCACTATTTGATAAAGCAGAATCCATTGCTGTTGTAATACTTGTATTAACAACAAAAGTAAAGTCAGCAATAGTTACTGTCTTCATCACACTTCTAGGATCTGATGTATTTAAGTAAGCAGTACCATCAGGTTTTGTTACTGTTTTTTCTGTGCCATCTAACTCATAAACTTTGACATTACCATTACTAAATATCGCTACATACTGTTCACTAGCATCTCTATTTATAGTTTGTATATGAACATTACCAAGAGTAGAACTACCAACTGAAGCTAAGAACTGAGATCCCGACCTTTTTGTAAGACCAAGAACAGGGTTGCTATCAGCATTATCTTGTATATCAGAATGGTCTGCTTGCTTTAAGGCATCAGAAGACTGCGATATACCTCTTAGTAATGTAGGTATAGATCTTGAAATAACACTCATAGTTATCTAATTAAAGCACTAGAAGGATTGTAAGTATCAAAGATATTAGTAAGAGAAGGATCTCCTCGTAGCATATTGTGATCTCCGTTTGCTAAATCTGTTTCCATTAATATAGCTCTAGCTCTAGTTTCATCTTCTTTGTTATATGTTCTTAATGCTTGATCTCCAACTAATCTATCAACAAATAATCTTGCAGCTTTAATATTCATATAGTATCTAGCTGGTTCTGGTATCTCACTAAAATCTCTAAAATAAACAACAGTACAAATTAAGTCTTCTTCAAATTCAAACTTATTGTTTTGTCTGTCATATAATTTTAAACCACGTTGTATAGGATCTATGGTCGGGTGTTGATGTATATTTGCGTCTACTCTTAAAACATTAATTGGTAAATTAATTTGATTAGATATGTCTCTTGTGAGAGTTACATCTATTTCAGTATTAAAAGACCACCCTTCTGATTGCACACTTTTGTTTACTTCAGTAAGAGTTGATTGAGCAATACGAGCATCAACAGGAAGAGTACCGAGAAGACTGTTTATAGGTGCTTCTCCTATAGCAGCCAACATAATATTGATACATTCAAGTTCTGTGGTTTCAGCTACAGCCATTACATACCTGCCTGTTTAAGTTTTTGTGCTTTAACTTTCTGTGTCTCTTTATAAAATCTAGCTTTTTCAGCAAGAGTACTTTTTCCTGTATCGGTCATCTTTTTATTATAAGCATCAAGATAAGCTTGACCTTCTAATCCAAGAATACCTTTTTTCTTTTTATTCTTGCCAAACATAATTAGTACCCTTTCTTTTTAATTTTAAGTGAGTCTCTCCCACCTTTCTTCTTTTTCTTCTTTGATGAATACATGGGATTAGTTAAGCTTTTTTAATTTTAAGTGATTTTCTGTTTTTGTTTGGTTTTTTAATCAGTTGATGAACAAGCATATATCCTTCTGGAACAACAGCATCATTGTAACCTTCCCAGTAGCGTTCAATAGCACGATTGTATTTTGGTTTAAGTTGACCTGATGCTGGTGGTGATGTTGGAACTTTTATTCTTTTTTTAGTCATTGATAATAAAAAAAGGGTATCTAATAATAAGATACCCTATAAATTGAAATTAAGAAGCAGATAGCTTAATAGTAGCTGCACATTCTGGTCTTAGGATTCCATGACCAAGAGCATACTTAGCAACCATTAATGTACCTTGATACATAATTCCGTAGTCAGAACCAGAGATCTCAGTTGTCATATCCATAAGTTTTACTGTACCAACAGCAGACTTGTGGAAGACAAGACCAATAGTTTTACTATCGTCACCTGAGTAAGTGTTATTAGCACCACTTGGGTTAGATCCTACGTTTGACTGAGGTACGTTGTTAGACATCATTACAGGGATGCCAGCAACTTGTTGTACCTTACCAGAAGCAAACGAACCATTACCTTGTGGGTTAAAGTCAACGTCTACAGTTCTAGTAGCAGATTCAGCAAGTTTGTAGTACTCAGCAGGTGGTAGTACACAGAAACGATCTGTTGGAGGGATGTCTCTCTCGTCAAATGTCTGTGCAATATCATAGATAGCTGCTGCTATCTCATCACCAGTAACATCAGAAGATGCTGTATTACCATTAGCAAGTGTTAATACAAGACCACCATTACCATTTGTAAGGGTAGTAGATGCTCTTGAAGCATTTGCTATTTGCTTGGCTACGTTTTGATCGTAAGTACGAGCAAGAGCTTTACCAAGTTCATCAGCGTAAGTTGCTCTTACGTCATAATGATTCTTGAGTTCATCTATTGAAGCAATGAAACTCTGTGCAATTAGAAGATCATCTATGTTGATAATCTTTTCATTCGCTAAGATCTGGTTTGCTCCTACCAATGGATTTCCGACTGTATGATAAGCCGCAGTCGCAGTTCCTAGAACAGGAAACTGTGCTGATTTTCCACTTGTAATAGTACGAACTGAATGAAGCTGTTCATTAAAAATGT